GGTGCTCTTACTGCTGGTGGTTTGACTTATCCAACTAGCAATGGAACTAGTGGTCAAGCACTGATCAGTGATGGGGCTGGCAATGTCAACTGGGGTAGCGTAGCGACAACAGGACTACAATCCAGAACGACTGCACAGTTAACTGTTTCTATTGCTAATGGAGCAGCATCAAACGTCACGTTTACTACTCCTAAAGCATACGCATTGATGAGTATCCAAACAAACGTTGCTGCATGGGTAACACTCTACAGTGATACTGCAAGCAGAACGAACGATGCTAGCAGATCTGAGACAACTGATCCTACTCCTGGTTCTGGTGTTCTTGCAGAAGTTATCACCACAGGTTCTACGACACAGTTAATTACTCCTGGAACTATTTGTTTCAATTCTTCTTCTACTAATGCAACCTACGCTAAGATTGTAAATAAGGCTGGTTTTACTACAAACGTCACTGTAACTCTCACCTTTGTTCAACTAGAGGCTTGATATGGATAAGGAATATATTGTAACGCTCCACAGAAAAGAAGACCTGGAGCAGTTTTACAATGAAATGCAACTGTCTAATTTTCCTTTAGTCAAGAAGCGTCCTCTTAGTAGGAACACTCATTATATGATGACTGAGGAACAGGCGGAAAGACTACGCCAAGATCCTAGAGTTTGGGGAGTTGCTGATGTCAGTAAGATCGAATTTAGAAGACAGGTTAATAGAGAACCTTATGCAGTAACTGGAAATTTTTGGAAAGATTCCGCATCATTAAATGTAAGTTCTAATGATTTTCAGTGGGGACATATTCACTGTGCTGGAAATCAAGCACAAAGAGGTAAAACTCAATTTGGATCTGTAAATCTTGGCGCAACTTATGAACAAGTCATTGATGCTGTAGAAGTATTTAACAACGGTAGACATGTTGATGTTGTTATTTGCGATGATCCTATTTCATACGATAGTGAAGAATGGTATAGTCCTACAAGTAATCAAACAAGATTTGTTCAGTATCAATGGTTTAATGAATTGAATAGTTTTGTTTCTGGTCCAGACGGAGATGACGACGGACAGACACTTCCAACTGGAACAATTACATACGGAACTAATGTTTCCACACCACAGTATCACGGTAATCATGTATGTGGAACTGCTTGTGGTCAGCATTATGGATGGGCACGAGAAGCGAACATCTATAACATTGCGGTAACTGATCCATGGCCATCTGGTCAGCAGTTGGGTGGTTTATTGATTTTTGATTATCTTAGAGCATTTCATTTGAGTAAACCAATCAATCCCGCTACTGGAAAACGAAATCCCACCATTACTAATCATAGTTATGGATCTGCATACAATAAAGGTAGTGTAGTTACTCTTGCTGATATATCACAAATTGTATACAGAAATACGGCATACAGTGCTGCTAATCCTGGACCATCTGGATGGACTGAAGCAGGAATTGAAGCAGACTTTGGATTTAGATTTATGCAGTATTATCCAGCTCACAATGCTTTTACTGCTGCTGATGTCCAAGATGCAATTGATGACGGTGTTGTAATTATTGGTGCTGCTGGTAATGATAACCTTTTAATGGATGAGGTTGATGGTGACGATTGGAATAACCGCGCAACCGTTTCTGGACTTCCAACCCTATACTACAACAGAGGCGCTGCTCCAAATTGTGCAGACAGTAGTTCTATCAACGTTGGTGCTTTAGATAAAAGAAAAGATTTTAGAAGAGCTAGTTTTAGTAATTTCGGTCCTGCCGTTGATGTTTTTGCTCCTGGTGTAAACATTCTTTCAGCGTATGGAAACACTGGATTGAATGACAGTAAGTACACTCAAGGATCTGGTAACTATTTTTATCCAATCAATGGAACAAGCATGGCATCACCTCAAGTTTGTGGAATTATTGCGTGTCTTGCTAGTGGAAAAGAAAGATTTACTCAGTCTGATGCTTTAGGATATCTACGTCAGTTTAGCATTGATGGTGATATGACATTCGATCTTGCTGGCGGAGGTTTGGAGGATAATACTTGTAGACAGGGTAGTCCTAATAAGTATTTACATGCAGTAAATCCAAGACCAATTGCTGGACATATAGATGAACAGATTGGGTATAGATCTGTAGATGGAATTCAATATGGATCTTCTCCCAACATCGGAACATCCTATATGACGTTTCCTAGGAGAAGAAGTTTGTATGCTCCTGCTCCTTCAGCACAATCACAAACTTATGCACTTGTCGTTAGAAATGATTCCTCTTCTGATTGGAGATGGACAAGTGGAACTGATAGATCTGGTGTTACTTTTGATGATACTGCAACCTATGATGATTGGACTTTGAACTTTAATGTTGGAGACACAATGGAGATTACTAACAATGCTGGTTCTATTCATCCGTTCTACATTAAGACAGCTCCAACTACAGGAACAGGTGATCAAGTAACTACAGGAACAATCACTGGCAATGGTGCATCTCTAGGCAATACTGTAATATGGGATACAACAGGGGTTAATCCTGGAACATATTGGTATGTTTGTTCAAACCACTCCAACATGCGTGGACAGATCGTTATTTCATGAGGCATAAATAAATCCAGAGCACTAGTATCCATTGGAAAGTTAAATGGCTGATCGTTTTCCGTTGATTGTTAATGCAATTTCTAAAAAGATCGAAGAAATTGTAGCAGGTGACAAATTGGAATTAACTGGTAACGGTATCGTTATCGGTGGAGACAGTGGTGCTGGAAAGTATCTAAGCAGTGATGGATCAACAGTATTCTGGGACAATCCTGGTGATGTTTACTTAAATCAAACACAAACCATACTCAATAAAACACTAGAGACTTGTGTTATCTCTGGTTCGTTGAATACTCTTACGAATATTCCAAACAGTGCTCTTATTAATCCTGGTATTAATATTAACGGCACGACTATTTCTTTGGGTGGAACAGTAACAACTCCAGATAATAATACGACATATTCTATTTCGGCTGCTGATGGAACTTCCGCTAGTCAAAAAATTATTAGACTTACTTCTGGTGGTAACTCTGGTGGTGGAGTTGATGATGATATCATACTTGAAGTAGCATCTCCTCCTAGTATTCCTTCTGGTCAAAACGGACTTAATTTATCTTTATCTAGAGTTGATGATACGATAAGTCTTTATGGAACGGTAGTAGATAACAATACAGTAACCAGCATTACTGCTACGGGTGGATCTCCTCAAACAGGAACTGTAAATTTTGCTGGATCTGGATGTAATGTTACAATGGATGACGCATCAAAGACAGTAACGGTTACTGTCAATGATCAAGATACTATTACTAATTTAAAAGGTGATGGTGGTAATCTTGTAAATGGCGATGTTACATTATTAGCAACTTCTCCAGTTACTATTGTTCAAGGTCAGGATGGCAATGGAGATCCTACATTTACTTTTGGTTCTACTGATACTATCACGAGAGTTAAAGGTGGATCAACAGGAACATTCAAGAGTGGAGACATTACCATTGTTGGTGGAACAAGTCAGGGTGGAAACACTACTGTTTCATCATCTCCAGATGGTCTGACTATTTCGATTGATAGTCCAAACGATGATACTATTACTAGACTTGCTGGAGGAGCATCAAACGCACTAGCAGCAGGAGACTTTAGAATTACTGCTTCTGGTGATGCTACACTTACGACAACATCAAATGCTGGTGTAACTAGTATTGATATTGGATTTGTTAATACAGATACTGGTGCTGGACTAACTGCATCTAATGGTATTGTTCTTAGTAGTTCTGATTTCCAGTTGAAGAATGCTGGAAACTTAACTGATGCTGTATTGATGAAGTGGGATGGAACTAATGGTCAACTTCTTAATAGTATTATTGAAGATGATGGATCGACAGTAACTATTAGTGGAAACCTAGTCGTCAGTGGAACTAATACTGTTATTGATACTCAAACATTAACGGTTGCGGACCCTACCATTGAACTTAGAACAGGTGTAAGTATTGTAGATGGATCTGGCGGCATTCAAGTCAATAGAACCACTGATGCTAATGGAACTCCAGTTACATATTCTCAATTGCAGTTCTACCATACTGGTAATTACTGGCGCGTCTTTGATGGATCAATTGCAAAACCATTAGTAACAACGACAGACCCTCAAGTTCTCACCCAGAAAACTCTTAACTCTCCAACATTTACTGGAACTCCAGTTCTTGGAACCGCAACTGCTACAACCATTAATGGTCTAACAATTTCTGCAACTACTGGTGGTATCCTCACCATTGCAAATGCTAAGACCTTTACTTGTAATAACACTATTACTTTGAGGGGAACTGATGGTGTAAATGTTGACTTTGGTAATGGACCTGGAGCTGGTTATCGTGTAGCATATACTGGTGATACTCTAGGTGCATTTGCTCCAACAAACTCTTCTCAGTTGCAGGGTATTATGACCGACGCTACTGGTGTTGGTGGTAAGTTGATGTTCAATGCTTCTCCCGTAATTACTACAGCATTGCAATCAACATCGGGAACTTTTGCTTTACTTAATTCTGGTCCAACAACTATTAATGCTTTTGGTAACGCAACAGTAATCAGTCTTGGAAACTCGTCTGGAACAACAACAATTAATGGAAACCTAGAAGTAGAGACAGAAGCTACTTTTGGATCTACTGCGGGTGATTTGTTTACTGTAAATGGTGTTCCTAACTTTGATGCTAGTGATATCTTCATCAGAAATACAGATACTTCTCCACAAAGAATTGGTAGAGGTAATGGAGCGGTATTCAATAACACTTGCTTTGGACATTTAGTTCTTAACGCTGTTACAACTGGTGGTAGAAATACTGCCATGGGTCATGAAGTTCTTGCCTTGAATGAGGGTGGAGCAGACAACGTTGGATATGGATATAGAGCACTGAAAGCAAATGTGCTTGGTAATGATAACGTTGCTGTTGGTATGAACGCAGCAACAGCAACTGATGCTGATGGAAATACTGCTGTTGGAGCACAATCTCTATATTCAAACGTAGCTGGAACACATAACGTTTGTTTGGGATATTTTGCTGGATATAATGTTACTGGAACTGGAAACGTTCTTATCGGTCCAGCAGATACAGAGAATGATACTAGCGTTACCTATCAACCAACTAATCCTAGTGCAGACAGACAATTAGTTATTGGTTCTGGAACACTTGCTTGGATTACTGGTCAATCTAGTGGTAATGTTATTCTTCCTCAAGCATTAACTGTTGGTGGAGACGCCACAATTCAAGGTAATCTTACTGTTAACGGAACGACCACCACTCTGAACACGACCACGCTGAGCGTCGATGATCGCAACATTGAATTGGCAGCGACAACCTCTGCTGTATTCAATGGTGATATTGTAACAGGAACTCAAATTACTAATGTCAGTTCTATTGTTGGACTTGATGTTGGTATGGAATTGACCAGTGGAACTGGTGATGTTATTGTTAACCCAGGAACCTATATTACAAGCATTGGTTCTGGCGTAATTGATGTCAGTCAAACAATCACAACCACTGGTAACTCAGTTCAAACAGGTGCAGTGTTTGTTGCAACTGGTCCGACAGAACTTGGAGCTGAGGGAGGTGGATTGATCGTTAAAGGATCTAC